TGGGCAGAAGAGCATAATATTGAATGGCAGTTATTTGATGCAACATTAGATGGTAAAACAACAGAAATATGTCAAAGGTATGATGGACAAGTATTTAGGAAAGATGATTCTAATAAACCTATACCAAATGTTACAACTCATATTTGTTGTAGAAGTTGCTTAATAGCTTTACCCAGTAAAGATTATAGACCTAAAACTAAGATGGATAATGAAACTAAGGAACGTATACCATATACAAATTATAAAGAATGGAAGGCTAATAAATAGGCCTTCTTTTTTTTATATGTAATATTCACACAAAAGTCGCGTTTAGTCGATAAGAATAAGAGAAGAATTACTTTGTAGGGGTAATAGCAACTATAAAAGGGGGAATAAATTTGAATAAAACTGAATTATTAGCATTAATCAATGAAGTTGATGATAATGCAGATATAGATGAAATTATATTAAGTAATGGTTTTGCAAAGCCTATTACAGATGTTGAAGGCTTAAACTCTTTATTAGCTAGCAATAAGGAGTTACAGGGGTTATTTGATAAAAAAGTAACTACTGGAATAGAAAATTTTAAAAAGAATGGTATGCAAAAGTTAATTGAAGCAGAAGTTCTTAAACGTACTGGTAAAAATGAAACACCAGAGCAAAAAGAAATTAGAGAACTAAAGGAAAGACTTGATAAAGCTGATAAAGAAAAAGCTAAAGCAGAAATGATTAGTAAGTATAAGGATGTATTAGCTGAAAAGAAAATACCTTCTAATATGATTGATTTCTTATTGGCTCAAGATGATGAAACAACAGGAGCTAACATTGAGTTATTCGAAAATTCTATGAAACAATACATAGAAACAGGAGTAAAAGCAAAATTAGGAGATTCAGAGTATAAACCACCAGTAGGAAATGGGAATGTAGGGAAAGTTACTTGGGAACAAGTAATAGAGGACCCTTCATTATATAACACATATTTACAACAGAGTAAGGGGGAATAAAATATGTCAATCGCAAGTTTTAAAAAGACAGTTTGGGAAACTGCATTAATGACAGCGTGGAGAGGTGTATCAGTTGCAGATATAATTACAACTCCACCAAGTGAAATAAAAGGAGAAAAAGCAATATTCAATATTGTATCGGGTGGTACTATTAAAGACTACACAGGTACTGTAAATTATGATGATGCCGGAACTGAACCAATAGAATTATCATTTGACCAAAAGAAATATTGGGCAGTTAAATTAGATGATGCTGATAAGGTTCAAGCTGCTGGAGATGTTTTAACGGTATTAGCACAAGAAAAAGCATTAGATTTAAAAGAAGCTATTGATACTGATTTATTAAAAGAAATGGCTAAGATACCAAATGGTTCAAACAAGCAATTATTAGGTACAACATCAGCTAAGATCCAAGTAAATAAAACTAATGCTTATGACTATGTAGTGGATTTAGGGACAGTTTTATCTAAAGCTAAATGTCCACAAGCTAATAGATTTGTTATTGCATCATCAGAGTTTATCAACTTAATGGCAAAAGATGATAGATTTGCTGATAACTACAATGTATTACCTAACGGTATTTTACAAGGGGCAACAATTAACGGAATGACAGTAATTCAATGTGAAGATGTGCCAGCTAATACAGTTTTATGTGTACATAAATCAGCATTTGGATATGCAGCACAATTAGATGAAACAGAAGCTTTAAGGCTTCAAGGTTCATTCGCTGATGCAGTAAGAGGATTAGCAGTTTACGGCAGAAAAGCTTTAAGACCAAAGGGTATAGCTGGATTATTATATGAAATTGCTTAGATCATGAAGAAAGTTGGTGAATAGATGGAATTTACAGATTTAGATATAGAAAATATTTGTGTACAGGCTATTAAAGAATATTTAAATAGACCTTCTTTGAGTGAGAGTGAGATTAAAAATGAACACAGAGTAGCTTTAATGTACATGGTTGAAGAAGCTAAAGAAATATTAAAAAATACTAAAAGTGGGATTTCATCTATTTCACAAGG